CAAATAAGTAGTGTTGTTTGTGTTTTATCGCATAAATTTGCAAGAAATATATTTGTTTTAACAATGTTTTAAACAGGAAAACTTTTTATTAATTTATTTGATTTTAATGATAATTTTGAATTATTTCGTTATATTATATTTTATTATAGTTGGAGATTGACTCTTTTTGAGGCGTGGTTGGTCGCCTTTCCACGTGCCTAAAATAGTTGACAAAGCCCGTTACGCATGCCAAGCCCGACGGCTGCTTTGAATAATTTAGGATCTTGATTGCAGAAGCATATTATTAAAGGATACGCATTTGTTGATAAGCACGCATGGAGCTGTTTTATTAACAAAAGCCTTTTCTTATAGCGGCCCGAGAAGAACTCGGATATCCTGCTTGTAGATTACGCAGTATTTATTTAATTTTAGTAGTATGTAATTAAAGACCCCTGGCTAATTTTACTGAGTTAGTGGGGGGACAATTGTCCCAGCGTGATAGAATATTTAGCGATATTGTGATATATTATTGTTAAAATTGTATTATTATTATATATAAGTAGATTTTATTGTCTCTTTTAGTGAAGAGGAACAACTTTCGGTAGAACTTAGGTGTTTTAGAAGTCGACCCTTGGTGATTGATTAACGTATTTGAGTAAGTTTTACGCGCATTGCCTAAGTGTTTCGCATGGAGCAAACACAGATTAGAGTAACAATTGAAAATTTGCGTTAATTAATATGGAAAGCAAGCAAGACGAAAGTTATATACGTGAGCAGCCCTCATATCATACAAGAATGAATCAAAATAGTAACAGAATTAATCAAGGCTTATTATCAGTAACAAGATTTGGCGATCTTGAAAATGAGAATGAAATAACAAATGTAGATTTGTTATCGTGTTTTAGAGAGAATGATTATTTAAATATGAATGATTTTAAGGAAATTGTTTTTGCTGAGAATAATTCACATAGTGATGAGATTGCTTTGTTTGTTTATAATAGATATAAGAATTATTTTAAAAGTAAGAATGAGAATGTCGTTTACATGAAGAATTATAAGCATGATAATGCTTCAGGGCACCATTTCGTTTGTTATTTGGATACGCGTGTTTTAATGGAAGTTAGTAACGAGTATATGGCTCGTATTTTAAGAAATAATAAGTCATTATTATCTAAAGTTATAAAGAAGAAAAATAGTTTGATATTAATTATTTCTAATAAGGTAGTAAATAAAGAGTCTTTAACAGATTTTTTATATAATTCAATTAATATTTTTAGTAACATTAAACAAACGTACAACCAATTTACTGTAGCTACTGAAAGTATAATAAGAAAGTTAGTAGATAGAGAATCTAGGATTATTATGTTAGATTTGTTAAATTTTATTATTAATGTTAGAGATGGTTATTTTACCATTACCAAAGTTTTGAGTACTTTACTGACTATGTTTACACTCACAGATAGGATAACTAATAAATTATTTAATCCTAATGTTCAAGTTCAGTCGGGTTTAACCATTAATGAGTTGTTGTTAGGTTTTGCTACCTTTGGTGTCCCAGAGAAAATCTTGAAGCCATTGAAGGATTTTCATGTTTTAACCGGTAAAAAAGTTGCTGATTGTTCATTTTTGATGAGTATTGCAACAAAAATTATATCGAGTTTGTATTCGATTTTGGAATATATGACGGAGACATACGCAGATTGGCCGGTTATTAAGGAAGTTAAAAATGCCTTTGGTGTTTTGTTATCTCATTTTTTAATTAACAGTAAAATGGAAGCCGTGGCTAAGTGCTATGGTACTTTTGTTCGTAATTCTCAGTGTGTTTTAGACCCTATGTACAGAGAGAAAGCTCTAGCTTTATACGAGGATTGTAATTCAGATATGACCTTTAAAAAATTTGTTTTAGATTCTGGTAGTAGGTTTAACAACGCTACTTGGCAAGCTTTTTATGAAAATGTTATTAAGTATGTTCAAACTTACGGAGGAGTAGCTCAACCTGAGGCTGTATGTGTTTGTTTAGAAGGTCCAGCTCGCAGTGGTAAGTCTACGTTTACAAAAAAGCTAGCTGAGATATTTAAAAAAGAAAACAGAAATGTTTACAAACATTATATACCGAGTATAGATGCTGGTAAGGATTATTATGATGATTATCAAAATGAAGAAGTTTTTATGATGGACGACATTGGAGCAGAAAGCGTTTCACAGTGGAGGCATATAGTTAATATGGTTTCTCCCATTCCATTAAAATTGAATTGCGCCTCGGTTGAAAAGAAAAATACAAAGTTTTTGCGCGCGAAATTAATTTTATTATCCACTAATCATTGTTCAGATATGCATTCATTTACGAAAGCTGATTGTATAGCAGAACCCGAAGCATTATTTAGACGCATTCATAATGTTAAGGTTAATACCGTTGTGGAAACCAAAGCGAATGGAAGTCAAAGAAGAGTAACTACTTTAACATATATGAAGTTTAATACAGATCCTAATAATAAGGGTTGGCATAGTGAGTTTATAGACGAAAATTCGAATATAAATCTTCCAACTAGTATCACTTCAGACAATGACCATGATTTGTTAGTTTGGTTGTATTCACTTATAAAAACATTGGAATACAATCGAGATAAAGTACATTGTGAAACTTCTATTAGTGATGACAGTATTGCATCTATATTGGGCAAGTCAGGGGTTTGCGTGCATTCTCCTGATGAGTTTTTTGATGCATCTTCAGTTTTATTGCAGAATAATGAACCCAGACGTGACGCTATCAGGTTTTCGACAACATTTAATGAGTTTGTTAATAATAACACTGATTTTGTTGATAATTGGAGAGAAAACACGCCAGAATTATCGTATGTTCCGTCATGGTATAATATGGTTAAGGAATGGGTGGATTATGTTAGTGTCGAGATCATGAAAATTTTAAAATTTGATTTTTCATCTTTTAACAGTTTACTTTCTGCTATGAATAACAACGCTTACATACCCGTTTTAAAAGATTTGGCAGGAGGAATTTTTGTAGATATATTAATTTATTCTTTTATTTATTATACCATTTTGTTTTTTGCTAAACCTTTTTTAACTCGAGTAAAGGTTAGTCCGGACGATCCTATAGCATTTTTACGTGAAACTTTTGACAAGTTTGAAAAAACTAATGTTGTAGACGTGCAATCGGCAGGATTGAAAAAGGATTTTCCTGAAAACATAACTAGTTTGACTAGATTTTCTAGAGTTGTTAGGGTACATGGTCGAGAAGCCAGTATTGAAGGCCATGTATTGGTTTCTGGCAATAAAATAGTGTGTCCGGCTCATTTTAATTTAAACGACACCAAGGTTGATATTTATCAGTCTTGGGACCATGTTACAGCTAAACATATAGAAAGAGAGGGCATAGAGTTAAAGTTGATTAAGGATTTTTTAATTCACGACCTTGCTGTATACGAGATGGTAAACTGCAAGGTTTTATACCCTAAATGCAGGAGTTTGTTTATAGATAATAAGAATATAGAAACCAATAATCCTAATATGTATCTTATTTTTGGAAATAAGATAGCTCGACTTTTTAAAGGCCAAACGATATTTTTGCATATGGAAACATTAATAGCTAGACAGAGAGGAAAACCAGGCGAGGATATTTTCCATGAGGCAGGAACTACATTTCGCCATCCATTAACAGCATTTGGATTGTGTGGGGGCATGTTGGTTGATTCTGCTGGAAGTATTTTAGGCTTTCATGTAGCTGGAAATAATACTAGCGGTTGGGCAGTAGTTCCAAAGTATTTGGTTGCTGAGGACATTAAAAATGTTGTTAATAACAACATTAGACATATCAACATTAAAGGAGAACAGTTGAGCGTTCCTTACGAGGATATTCCTGATTCTTATTATGTAGACAATAAAGTGTTACCTGGTGCTTCAGTAGCGCGTTTAAGATATCCAAAAGACGCTGTTAAAGTTAGCTACCCTATGGCTAAAACCGTGTTCAAGGAAACTGTTTTTAATGCTAAAATCAACCCCATTATGAGCAAATTGTTGGAAGAAACGAATCAGATTGAAGATGCTAAAATACCATTAGTTATAAATAAACCTATAGCTATGCTAGAAGAAGCAGCTAAGAAGAGTTTTTTACATCAAGGTGATATTACAGCTGATGAAGAACAATACGTAATTGATTTAATGGAACTTTTAATACCTGAGTTTACACCTATAAGCTGGGAGGAAACAATATTTGGTTCTGATAGATTACCGCCGTTAAATCGCGATTCTAGCAACGGTTATGGTATGGCTAAAAACAAGGATTATTATTTTGATTACGTCAACAGGGTTATTAAACCGGAAGGTTGGGATATGATTAATGATTTTAAATATAAGTGTATTAACGGTACTTTAAAATTTAGTGATGTTTTAGGAGTTGAATCTTTAAAAGACGAACTGCGTAGTGTTAAGAAAAATAATGAACCTCGAACATTCAGAGTAATGCCATTACCTCATATTGTATGGGCTAAAAAGATTTTTGGAGAACTTATAGTTAAATTTAAGCAGACAATGCATGAGACTGGCATATGTGTAGGGTTTAATCCATATAAGGATATGCATGTTTTGGCAGAAAAATTACAAAAATCTTACGTTAGGTGTGATGCTGACTTTAAGAAATGGGATGGTACATTGAATGCCACCATTATGCGTAGAATTAGCGACGTCTTTTTATCAAAATTGCGAATCGTTGATGATAGTCGCACTGAGTACATTATTATTTTACAAAACTTAATGGAATCTACTTATAATAGCACAACTTTGGTGTATGACGCCATTTATCATACAACACATGGTATGCCGTCAGGAACGTGGTTGACGTTATTGTTAAATTGTTTGTATAATAAGTGTATTACAGGTCTTACGTTATATAATAATGGTTTTAAGGATGTACAACATATTTTTAATGTTGTTGATTATGTTACTGGAGATGATAAAATTTGTGGAGCATCATATGCATATAGGAAAGCTTTTAACGCGTTGACCATTTCAGCCACTGCCAGCAGATTAGGAATGACTTGTACTAATGGAGATAAAACTCCAATCGTCAAGGAATCACAACCTTTTGAGAAACTTAATTATTTAAAACGTGAGTTCACTTATTCGCGTAAATTAAATAGATGGATGGGAAAATTATCAATGAACACTATATTGTATACTTTGCAATATTATGATTCATCTAAAGATTACAAGGAGACTATGCAAGGCAAAATTAGAGCCATGCAAGTGGAGGCTGTTCTACATGGTGATAATTTTTACAATGTCTACTTGCATATGATTAAGGAAACATACCCTGAATGTCCTTTATTTACTGAGGATGAAATATACAATATTTTGTCCTCTGATGATGGATACAGGGAAGTATGTTTAATGAATAATAAAGATTTATCGTGGACTTTGTAGTTCACAAAAATGTAGGAGGAGATATGTCCGTTATAATCTCTATAATGACTACGAGAGCGAGAGCTCCTCTTACACAAAACAGTCATTAATACTTTGTTTGATTGTACAAAGTTGTAATATTAACAATCGCTAACCCAATAGAATTATTTAATAATATTTTAACAATATGCAATTTAGGAGTAAAACACTCCAGTAAATTAAAATTAAAGAGAGAACAACCATATCCTTCTACATTTTTCCTGCGGAATTACGCAAAATTGTTGGAAAAGTCAGAGAAGGATTTTAACTCTCAACTTCCATTAGGAATGTTAGACAAATTTTATTTGAATTTCTTAGGTAATACTAAAGATGAAATATTTGTACAATCTGGTGTTAAAATACAAGAAGCATCCAAAGGTTCTTCTATATTAACAAAGTCAAATATAACAGCTTTAGAGATGTACAATAAATTTCCTAAATTAACATGTGTTGATAAATCTGTTAAAATGGATTTTTCTACGATTCTTAATAAACCATTTTTCTGTAACAATTATACGTGGGCTACAGGCATGCCCGCTTACTCTACTGTTGCTAATATTAACTTTCCTACAAATGCATTATCTGGTAGTTTAGCTACAGCTCCTTTTTATTTTTCTAGTTTGTGTCGTATTAGAGGATGTTTTAATTTGCAAGTTTCAGGAACGTCTATGCATCAAGGTTTGTTGCTAGCAGCTGCCGTACCCGCAGATCAGGTAGCTATAGGAATAAATCAGCTTTTATGCGCTCCACATGTGTTTTTAAATGCTAATGAGGCTACTCCTGTTTGTTTAGAAATGCCATATTATTCTCCTAGCAATTTAATCAAAACTAATAGTTATAATTGGGATGCATATTCAGCAGCGCGAGCTGATACATGTAAATTGGTTATAGCAGTTTTGAACCCATTAGCCACTACTGCCACTGGCAGCACTTCTTTGACCGTTTCTGTACACATTGAGTTAAAAGAGGCCGAATTTTATGTTCCTCGTGGATCAGATATTGCATGGACACAAGCGGGTAGATCTTTTACTAGTTCGTTATTATCGATTCCAACTAAAATATTTGACGGATTGACGCATGGTGCGAAGGTTATAACAGGAGATTTTATAGATACCTTAAGGTTAGGTCTTAGAGCTTTAACAGGTTTCCATAATCCTAATTCTACTACCATAGATCACAGAATGATAGTTGGCACGCGTAATTTTTTAAACAATGTGGACCAGCCAACTTTATTTGAAAAATTATCATCTCATGCGAAACATGATAGGGTTGCACAAGACTATTTATTTTGTACTAGTCAAGATGAGATGGATATGTTGCACATTTTACAAAAACCAGTGTTTTTAGGCACATTTAAAGTTTTATCTACAACAACAGCGGACACTAATTTATTCAATTACCCTATTTCTCCATATGTTGAAGTTAGTCCCTTACCATTTCAGTCTAATTTACGAACTTTTTATGAGTTATCTAAGTACTGGCGTGGTACCATTCGTATGCATATACAATCAGTTATGACGCCTTTTCATTTTTGCAAATTGATAGTAGTTAAAGATTATTCATGTGATAAGCGTGCTTTGACTCAAACACCCGGTTTAAGTAATATGCACAATATGATGACTGAAACTATAGAATTTTCTGCCGGAGGTCAAATACACACTGTCGATTTGCCTTTTTGTGCTATAACGGAGCAATTAGAATGCACTAAGGATTTGGCAGTCAATGCTTTACAACACGGTATTGTTAGAATTTATTTGTTGCAACCTTTAACTAGCAATGCTAGTGTTCCTACCACCGTTAATTTTAACGTTTATTATTCGGTAGGAGATGATTTTCAATATTACGGTTATTCCCAAGATCCCGTTACTTTAATTCGTAATTATCCTATAGCACCTACACCTACCGCTAAACCTATTGTCAAGAGGAAAGAAGAAGAAAGTAAGGACATACTTAGTAACACTGTCTCCAACGAGGTTAAAACACAATCAGGTGATAGTGCGGAAACGCTTACAGGTGTTAGTGATCAAATTGATGTTCTTAATGAGAAAGACAACGACATTAGAAGTGACCATTTAAGATTTGATGATTTTATGCCTAATGTTAGCGTTAGAGATTATGTTAGGAGAATAATGCACTTAGAGAGGTCTCAAATCACATTAGATGCCACTGCGTCTAATAATGTGATTATTAAGCCTATTAAAGACTTTTTTAATGTCCCAAATGGCACCACGGTGTCACCTATAGTAGCTATTGCTAATAGATATTATGGGTTTACTGGAGGTTTAAAGTTTAAAGTAGGTTTATCTAGAAATACAAACACAGTAGGTACTAATGTAGTAATGGGGCAAGTTTTTTATATACCTCCTGGCACAATTTTTGATCCTGGAGCTGGTTTTCCACAAGATGCGGATACTTGTTCTAGTACTGATTTAGTTTCGTGGAATACAAATTTCTTAAAATCCAGTTCGGTTTGTCAGGAATTTCCTGTCACTATACAAGGTGATGGAACTTACCCAAAATCATTTTTTGAATTCGTTATACCCAACATGAACGTCCAGAAATTTATTAGAGTAGGTGATGGAGATAGTTTGTTACCTACATTAAGTGACATGGGATATATAGCAATAGGATTAGCTTCCACACCAAATTCAATTGTAACTATTGATTATTATGCAGGATTTACAGATGAGACAAGATTTGGTTTTCAAATTCCGCAAAGTAGTAATTCTTATTCTGTTATTTCTGGGAAGCGTCGAACAATGAATTCTAATACTGTTCTAGGAGGTCCAGTTTCTACATTTGCTACTATAGCCCCTAGAGCTTATTATTTTGCTTAGTGTAGTTATTTATATATTTATTTATTGTACATATGTATATATTAACTATTTAAGGAAGCAAGCGCTAGTTTTCCTAAATAGTATGTAAATTTGTTTATTTATTTTATTTAAATTTAATTTTAATTATTTGGTTAATTATTTTAATCATTCATTTAGTTATTTATTAACAACGTGTAAGTTATGTTGTTTTTAATTTACGAGATAGTAGAAATGTTTTCTACTATTATTTACATTATAGTAGAAGGTTATCCTTCTACTATTATCATAATGAGAGAAGTCGCTCTCATTATTATCCCTTTTAAATTAGGGCCCTATATTTTGTAATTATATTATTGATAGCAGGGTTTTAAAAT